TCGACTTGACGGAATTTGAATCCCGGTTGTCCAGAATTTTAGATAACGAGAGGGAAGAGTTTCAAATGGCCGTACGTGGTTTAGATGAGGTGCAAGCTCTGGAGGAGTCCGTCGCCGCGCAGAACATGGCGGGGTACATCAACATTCTCGAAAAGTGGCAAGGATTGTTGGTCGATGTTGTACTCGAAATGGGGGACGATCGCGTCGAGTACGAAACGACACAACCCGTCGCCAAACGGGCCGCCATAAAAACATTAGCCCCCGAAGACGCACTGCTAGACACACGGGCCGCCGCCGAATTTCTGGGCGTGAGCAAATCGGCATTGACGAAGTGGCGCTGGCTCGGAGGAGGACCTAGATTTGTTAAGCTAGGCCGCCGCGTTTGCTATGAGCCGGAAGCCTTACTCCTATTTATCAAGCAACGCTCCCGCGCGAATACCGCAGGTGAAGAATGAAATCTGTCACTAAACTTCAGATGGCAATGTTTCCACCGAAAAGCGAATGGGTGCCTCCCAGTGAGCTTCCAGACCTCACGTCCGCAACTGAAATCGCCATCGACTTGGAAACAAAAGACCCCAATTTAAAATCCCACGGCCCCGGCTGGCCTACGGGCAACGGCGAAGTCGTCGGCTACGCCATTGCCACCGCTTCGTGGAATGGCTACGTGCCGATCCGACACATGGGCGGCGGCAATCTGGATGAACGCATCGTGCACCGCTGGATTAAAAAAATCTGCGAATGCCCTGCCGACAAAATTTTTCACAACGCCGCATACGATGTGGGTTTTCTGAAACACGAGGGCTTTACCGTCAAGGGTAAGCTCATCGACACCATGATCACCGCCAGCTTGCTCGATGAAAACCGCTTCTCCTATTCGCTGAACGCACTGGCCTATGACTACCTGTCCCAAACAAAAAGCGAACGCCTGCTCACCGAAGCCGCGCAAGAGTTTGGCGTAGATCCAAAAGCCGAACTGTATCTGCTTCCCGCCATGTACGTTGGCCCCTACGGCGAAGCCGATGCCCGTTTAACGCTGGAACTGTGGCACTGTTTCAAATTGGAACTGATGAAGCAAGATCTGACCACCATCTGGGAACTGGAAATGGCGTTGCTGCCGTGCCTGATCGAAATGACATGGAAAGGTATTCGCGTCGATCTTGACCGCGCCGAACGGACCAAACAGGAACTCATCAAACAGGAAAAAGCCACGCTCCGAAAGATAAAAAAACTGGCCGGGAAAGATATCGAAATCTGGGCCGCTCAATCGGTCGCTGCGGCTTTTGAAAAGGTGGGCCTGTCATACCCAAAAACCGAACAGGGGGCACCGTCCTTCACGCGCGGGTTCCTGTCTGAACACTCTCACGAATTACCCGCCCTTATCATGCAAGCGAGGGAACTGAACAAAACGCATTCGGCCTTTGTCGGCAACGTCCTGAAGTATGTTGGAAAGGACGGGCGCATTCACGCGCACATCAATCAAAACCGCAGCGATTCCGGCGGCACCGTGTCCGGTCGCCTGAGTTATCAGAACCCGAACATTCAGCAGTTGCCTGCACGGAACCCGACACTCGGACCGATGATCCGAAGTCTGTTCCTACCGGAAGAGGGGCAACAGTGGGCGGCGATAGACTATTCCCAGCAAGAACCACGGATCTTGGTGCACTACGCCAAGGCCTACGGGGATTCAAAAAATACGGAATTGAAGGGCTTGTCCGAATTTCTAGACGGCTATACGAACGATCCGAAAATGGACTTCCACAGCCTCGTCGCCGAAATGGCTGAAATCCCCCGCAAGCAAGCAAAAATGATTAACCTCGCCATGATGTACGGCATGGGCGTCAACAAGCTCGCGGAACAACTCGACATCGACAAAGCCGAAGCCAAGACCCTCACCGACCGCTACCACGAGCGCGTACCGTTCGTTCGCCAACTGATGCGAGGGGTAAGCAGTCGATTGAACGATCCGCGCTCCAGCGGCTCGATACGCAGCCTCCGAGGCCGGAAGTGCCGCTTCGACCTGTGGGAACCCGACTCGTTTGAGATGCACAAAGCGCTCCCAAGAGACGAGGCCATCGCTGAGTACGGCGGAACGACCCGACTGGTGCGCGCATATACGTATAAAAGTTTAAATCGATTGATCCAAGCGAGCGCTGCGGACATGTGCAAACAGAGCATGATCGATTTGTTCCAGACCGGTGTGGTGCCACTCGTTCAAATCCACGACGAGCTGTGCTTTTCAGTTGAAAACCGGGAACAGGCGGAAAAATATGCGGAAATTATGGTGAACGCGGTGCCCTTAGAGATCCCCAACCGTTGTGATATTGAAATAGGACAGAGCTGGGGCGAAGCCTCTTGATTTTATTGGAGAATCCGATAAAATCCCATGATCCCACTACACCAATCGGAGAACGCAAAAATGGACACGACGAAATGGAAGTCGGTGCTTGTCACTAGACCCATGTATGAGGAAATTTCCGCTGTCGCTCGCATTGAAGCTCGATCAATTTCGGGCCAGTTGCGACTCACGTGGGAAGCGTGGAAACGGGAAAACCTATCTAAAAAAGATCAGAAGTTTTTGAAAGAAGAAATCGACGCTCGGCGCAACGCAGAGAACGCCTAATGGAATATGCCATAAAGCGTTACGGACAACACCGCGACCGATGCGATCCACATGTACGTCTTTTCGAAGGCTTGTCGCCGTCGATAGCGCTCGTTCGGTTTCCGCTGATCTCGCATGATATACTCCATTTTTGCTTTTCTCCGGTTGATGTATAAGACTATCTACGATAAGCTGACGCCTACGGTAAACGGGAACAAAAACTATGTCAAACGTTGTAAACTTTTCTCTTCCCCCGGCGGATGAAGTACATCCTGTCTACGCGGAAACCCTCGAATGGGCCGCCGCTGTTCAAATCATCGAAGCGGCTTTGACTGAGTTTTCAGAACGCCTCTCCGAGGACGACGCAATGGCATTGGAACGGGCGTGGAGCCGGATCCAGCAAGGATGAGCATGTCTGTTGCTGAAGCCCAAAACAGAATCCATGCTTTTGAAAAAGCCGCATCACTCACAAAAAATCTCATCGAAAAATTTGGCGAGAACGAGTTGGGGTTTGATTCAGCGATGAGCGGCGCGTTGACTGTCATGCTACAGGCACTGCTGCGCGGGTCTTCAGACCAAACGCAAGCGATGGGCCTCATTGGATCGGCCCTCAGTATCGCTGTCGCTCTCCACACGCAGGAAGACACACCGGATGACGAATATGCGGATATTTTGGAACCGTTTTTGAAAGACGACGGGTCACTTCACTAAAGTCCTCGCCGCGCGCGTCGGCGGAACACACCACGCGCATCCCAATAGCTCCGGCTGATTTGTCCCCTCGACGCCGGAGCCCTCGACCGACCGGGCGTACCTAGTGCGCCCGGTTTTTTTTCGTTGACCGGTCCCATACTGTCCGCTAAAATAATATACTGACAAACTCAAAGGAAAGGAGTCGTAAATGACCAAAAACAATTATGACAGAGAGACGTGGCTTCGCGCCGTCAAAGTGGTGGAAAGTATGCAAGACGTGTATGAAATCGAGAACGCCCACGAGCTGGAAAAGTCCCAAGAGCCACAGCGCTTTATCGTCGTTTATCGTAGTGTCGCGAGCTTGGAGCTGCGTAGCGAATCGACCTATACGCGACAGGAAGCTGAACACATTGCTCGCAACCTCCGGGTCGAAGACCGCGAATCACGGATCTTCGAAGTGGATGATTTACCGTGGTAACGTACAAGACCAAACGCTCAAGGAAGCCCCGCATCTGCAAAGACTGTGAGGCGGAAATCAACAAGGGTGACCAATACGGCCAACGATCGAAGCGCGTAGGGCGCGCGGGAATGGCGTCGTACGACGGGACGGTCCATACGTGGGAGCCTTTTTACATCACAGTGGACATTTGCGCCGAGTGCGCCGGAGCAGCGCAGTGAGTGCGAATCAACGACAAGTCGGCGGCCAGCATTATAAGGCGTTACAACCGGAGCCGTGGGATGTTATCTCCGCGTGGGAATGCGATTATTTTGTTGGCAGCGCCATCAAATATTTAGCGCGATGCCGACTTAAAAACAACACGATCGAAGACCTGCGTAAGGCCCAACATTTTATCGAAAAGCGAATCGAGATTGAGCTTTCGATAAAAGAACGCAATGAGTGAACGAACACTAGACCCGCCGGAGGCGTGGGGTTGCGAGTTTTGCAACCCGGAGTCCTTGGGCAAGGAAGAAGAAATCATTCCGTGTGGGCAACCTTCTCCTGTCCCAGCGCCGGTCAAAAGGGACACAGACTATTTCACGGCGTGTAATCGGCCTTCAGGCCATGCCGACGAGCACGCTTTTTGTACCTTCTCTCAGCACCCATTAAAAACGTGGCAATAAAAAACCCGGCCCCGTGAAGGGCCGGGCTTAAAGGCACTAGAGGTTGTCCAAACCCAAGTGCGCTGCCAGCTTGGCTCCCAAACTTCCCACGGTGTCCGCAAAATTCTCGGACAAGTGGTCGCTTTCATGGAAGTGCGCGAACTCATGGAGCAGTAGCTCCACCTGAACTTTTCTGTTTTCACGCCGGAACCATTGTCGTCCCAGCGCGTCAACGTTCAGGTGCAGACTCCGCTTTGAGTACGCCGCCGCGAAAGCGTTGTCGGTTTTGACGAGAACGACCTCAGTTGAGCAGCCTAGCAGTAGCTCGTGCAGCCGCTGAGAAAACGCTACCGTGTCGCGTTGGTCGTCCGTCCAATTGGCCGGATCCACGGTTTCCGCTTCGGGCGCATTCGGATCGTTCGAATACGCGTCGTAGCTCGTCGGGAACTTCTGCCCCGCAGCCGTTATGGCAGACGCCGCCTTGGCGTTCCCCCATTGGCCGCCGGTCAGAGTGCCCCCGGTGATAACCGTGTAGCCGTGGGCCGCCGCGACACGGTTCGCTTCGGGATTCGACGGATCGTAAGCGACCCGCTTGTCCCCGAACCTCGCCGTCATCACGCGCTCCGTCACCTCGTTCGTGCAGCGAACGTCCGATGAAGCTTCTGTCACCCACGCGTCAGAAAAGTCCTCGGTGTCTAGCAAGTGCGCCGCCGCGTTCAGAACCGCGACCCTGAGTTCCGCCAGATAGGCGGGCGTCACGTTGTCGCGATCAGAGTTAAGCGGCACCTTTTGCTGCACGTTCAAGTGCCAGCGCCCTTCAATCTCAACCACTGGGATCCCCAACTCGTAAATGCTGGGCATCTCATCCACCGTCGGCTCGTAAAGCTCGACCGTCGTGGTACGGCGGCTTCGCTTCAGGTTGCCTTCGGCGTCGGCAATGACTGTCGGCAGCGTCAGTTCCAGCGTGCTGACCGGGGAACGTGCGTCTATTGTCACGATCCGATCCTGCACCTTGAGCGTCGTCGCGATTCCGGGTGGACAGATCAGGCTATCGAAAAATATTTCGAACGCCCGAATGTCCACGTCGGTCAACGGTAACGTCGCCTCGAACAGACTGCCCGACTCCCGTCGGCTGCGAAGGTTGTGACGACCCTTCGCGTCAAATGCGACACCGCCGGTCACCGTTACGATCCGCGCCTCACGGCACACGGACAGGACGAGCTTCTCGCCAATGTTGAACCGCCCTCGTCGCGTTGGATCGGCCTTCTTAGCCGACGGCGCATAGAGGGTGTAAGCATGGGTCAAGTCAGACCAACCGTCGGGGTCGTCGTCCACTACACGTACGACCGCGAGGCCGCGACGGAGCTTCTCGATTTCAACGGTTACTTTGGTCACGTTTTGATCCCAAGCGTTTTGGATCAGCTCGGACAGCAGGAACGACCGGGGCCTGTCGGCCATCAACTGAGACAGACCTTTTCGATCAACGTCGAACCAAGCTCGTTGTGCTGTTTTGGGCACAGCACGGCCCTTTGCCTTATAAGGCATAAGCATTTCTCCCTTTTTAAAGAACACATTGCAGCCGAGATAGCCGCTCCTATATTATCGCATAGATAGGCCTTCAGGGGAAACGGCTCGTAAGTCGCTGATTTAAAACAAGTTTTTAGGGGTTGGGGTTTTCGGGCCACGGCTCAAGGAACAGGAATTACTATATATACGTTCTGAGTGAGTTTTTTTATTTTTCTAAAAATATGCCGTTACTACCGTTACTTGTGTTACTTTAGGTGTTTTATGTATATGGATCAATAACTTAGTGGTAACAAATTATAGTTAAACAAGGTGTTACTTGTTTAGTCAGAAATGTTACCTAACCTTAATCGAGAAAATACCTTTAATGCGTTTTGAGTGAGTTTTTTATTTTTTTTGTTCAGACCCTATATATAGAGTTTCCAATTTTAACCACGTGTGGCAAAATTCAGGCATGGGAGTCAACCAAAGCAGATACCTCGTTGTACCCGATCCGGAACGGCACAAACCGCGCCCGCCACGAAAAGTGTCGCCTCCGGCGTTTTTGCCTGAAAATCGCCCGTTGACGAAGAAGCAGGAAAAATTCGTTCGCGAGCTGGTCGAAAACACGGGGCGCATCACGCTTCGCGAAGCGGCGGAAAAAGCGGGCTATAGCGCGCGAGGCGCGTCCGTCCGGGCTTCTGAACTGACCAACCCGGCGATGTACCC